AGCATGGAAGCTAAGAAGTCGCCTCCCAAGAAAATGGGCAGGCCATTAAAGCCAATCGACTGGAAGAAGGTCGAACTGATGTGTCAGATCGCCTGCACAGAACAAGAAATAGCAAGTATAAACGAGGTTTGCATAGACACACTTTACGACAGGTGTCTATCAGAACATGGCGTAACTTTCTCGGAGTTCTTTAAAAAGCACAGCGATGGAGGTAAAATGTCGATGCGTCGAGCGCAGTTTAAGAAGGCTCTAGAGGGAAATCCTGCGATGCTCATTTGGATGGGAAAGCAGATGCTCGGCCAAAAGGAACAAATGGAAGTTGCTTCGGTGCAACCAATTGTTCTCGGCTATGATCCGAAGGAGCTTGGTAAGAAATGAAAACTCAACTGCCTTACGAGCGCGTAAAGATATCAAGCCTGATCCTTGATCCAGACAACGCAAGAGAACACGACGAGCGCAATCTTAGTGTCATCAAAGAAAGCCTAAAACGCTTTGAACAGCAGCGCACGATCGTTGTCTCTAAAGACAATATCGTTATCGCTGGCAATGGAACTGTCATGGCTGCTAAGCAGCTTGGATGGGAAACCATAGACATCACTCGCAGTCAGTTGACAGGTGAAGAGGCTAAGGCGTTTGCCCTTGTTGATAATCGCTCGACGGATCTATCTAAGTACGACGACGACAAGCTTAGAGAGCAGCTTGCAGAGCTAGAAGCCGCCGGCGTTGATATGACAGCGCTCGGGTGGACCGATGAAGAAATGAATATGTTAAAAGTACCTGATTTTGAGCCTGGTGATTTAGATGATCAAAGCAAGCTTGACGAAAAGAAAAAGGCAGAATGCCCGGAGTGCGGACATGTCTTTACGCCTTGATTGGGCAACCCATGAAGCTGCAAAGTATGCTTGTGAAAATTGGCATTATTCTAAATGCTTGCCTTTTGGCGGACTTGTAAAAGTTGGCGTATGGGAAAATGATAATTTTATTGGTGTTGTTTTATTTTCTCACGGGACCGCTAAAGATTTAGGGAAGGCTTATGGGTTAACCCAATTTGAAGCGGTAGAATTAACGAGGGTGGCATTAAATAAGCACATAAATCCTGTTACAAAAATTATACGGGTTGCAATTAAAATGCTTAAAAAGCAATCGCCTAAAATTAAACTTATTGTTTCTTTTGCAGATAGAGAAAAAGGGCATATTGGAAGTATTTATCAGGGCGGGAACTGGGTTTATACAGGTGATGTATCCGCTAAACATATTATTTTTTATCGTGGCAAAGAGATTCCTTTAAGGACATATTTTGAAAATTATAAAAAAAATAGATGTTTTAAAGATAAGTGTGAATTTAGAACTAGAAGCCCTAAATTTAGATACTTAATGCCTCTTGATAAAGAAATAGCTTTTAAAATAGAAAAACTTCGTAGACCATATCCTAAACGCGTCGGAAGCAAAGATAACGTTGCGTCCGGTTTCCAATCGGGAGAGGGCGGTGCAACTCCGACCCCGACGCTCCAAACCACATGATCGGCTCAACCCCAACGCTTGCAGAATTTAGACCGCTACCTATGCAAGCGCAGGTCATATACGATATAGCTAACTTTGATTACTCGTTAGGAACTCATGAGGTTTTATTAAGCGGTTCGGTTGGTAGTACTAAGTCATTACTACTTGCTCACCTGGCTATCAGGCACTGCATAGAAAACCCTCGCGCTGCTTTCATGATAGGCCGCCGTGCTTTGCCTGACTTAAAAGACACGCTTTATAAAAAACTTGTAGAGCATCTTGACTCGGTACACCCTTCTAACTTTAAAGCTCATGACGCCGTGGCTCGGGTACAGTTTAAGAACGCGAGCAATATCATTGCAAGGTCTTGGGCGGATAAACGCTACACTAAGCTTCGATCTCTAGAGCTATCAGGTGCTGCCTACGAGGAGTTGACCGAGAACAAAGGCGACGACGCCGCAGGTTATCACGAAGGAAAGTTGCGAGTAGGTCGTTTACCGCACATCAATCAACCGCTAATAATATCGGCAACTAACCCAGATTCACCATCTCATTGGGTGTACAAGTATTTTATAGAGCCAAACAGTAACGGCGCTAAGCATCCAACGCGGCACGTCTACTATTCTCGAACGGAAGATAACCCATACCTGCCGGTTTCATATATTCAGCAGCTAAAAGCGGACTTAGATAAAAAAATGGCTTTGCGGATGCTTTACGGAGAGTGGATTGAGATCACGCAAGAGGTTATCTACTACGCTTATAACTCCGACGTTCAGTACACCAAAGACAATTGGAGGCCTCGCGACGGAACCACCATAATCATATCTTTTGACTTTAACATTGGCCTTGGCAAACCTATGTCGGCTGTGGCAATGGCTTACGAGGACGGTAAGTTTCACGTCTTTGCCGAGGTAGTAATCGACGGAGCTCGTACCGAGGACGTTATGGAGGAGTTTTTTGAGCGTAAAATCATTACTCCTGGCCGTCACTACGAGATCGACGGCGATGCTTCTGGTAAGAGTCGCAGCACAAACTCAAAGTTTTCCGATTACGACATAATAAAACATTCCTTGGACCGTCAAAATATCTCGTATTCTTACAAGGTTAGGCTATCTAACCCGGCAATTAGGTTGCGTCACAACCTTGTCAACGCCTACTGCAAGAACGAGTTGGACCAAGTGAGGCTATTCATCCACAACTGTCCAACAGCCGACGAAGGTATGCGTCTTACAGCTTTAAAAAAAGGTGCTAATATAATTGAGGACGATAATTTCAGAGCACAACATATAACAACTGCAATCGGTTATGCTATTGTTCGTAAGCACCAAGATCTTAACAAGCCGTTTCAGCCATCTATAATTCTCTAAGGAGTGGAGAACATAATGCTTTCACCTAAAGAAGTTTGCAAAGTTGTAATGAATCATAAACATAACCTTGCAATCAACAGCAAGGTGTTAGACCTGCTTGACGGTTGCCTTGAAAGGTACTTGCTAGAGTCGCTTCAGCGTCAGTTATCACCTCGCGCATATTCGTACGCTAAGGAAAGGATCGTGCCTATAAATATATTTCCTAGGTATGTTGAGAAACTCACAAGTATCTACCAAACCGGCGTCGTGCGTGATGTTCAAGGCGGGAGTGAGTCAGACACTCAGCTACTCGGTTGGTACGAAAACCAATTCGATGTCGACTCGACCATGCACGTTGCCAATAAACTCTACAACGCTTGCGGTGCAAGTCTTATACACCCATACATGTCGCCAATAGGTCCAAGGCTTCGCTACATACAAAACGACCGCTTTGTTGTTCATAGCGAGGATCCAATCAATCCTACAACGCCGACGACTGTGATCTTGATAGCTGGCAAGGATTCTATGGGCATGGAAGTCTATTGGGTTTACGACAAAGAATCTTTTAGGGTGATCAAGTCGGATGAAACGATAGACTTCAACGCAATGGCGCAACTTGGAGTACCTGACGGCGTAAATATTTACGGCGTTTTGCCGTTTGTTTACGTTAACAAATCTCCTTTACGCCTTGTTCCAGAGCCAGATATGGACTCTATTCGCATGACTGAGTACGTTCCGATTGCCTTAACAGATCTCAACTTGGCGGCGATGTTTAGTTCGTTCGCTATCACGTACGTCATCAACGGTACTGTGGAAAATCCCGTAAAATCTCCAAATGCTATGTGGTTTTTAAAGTCGGACGACCCTGAAAAAGACGTGGAAATAGGCACACTTAAACCTGAAGTGGATTACGCAGATGTGCTTAACCTTATTCAATCGGAGATGTCGCTATGGCTTGGTTCTAAAGGCATTAAGTCTCAATCCGTTGGTAATCTTACGCAAGATAACTATGCTTCAGGCATAGCTAAGATTATCGACGAAGCTGACACTTACGACGTACGTCAGCAACAAACAGTGTTCTTCGGCAAAGCTGAGACACAACTATGGGAGTTAGTGTTTAGACACATGCACCCGGTATGGTCGGCTAGCATGTCAGTGGAAAATAGATCTCAATTTAGCCCGGCGGCTGAGGTTGACGTTAAGTTCGCCGTTGTTCCAGTAGGCACGCAGCGCAGTCAGCTTATTGCAGATCAAAAAGAAGAATACGCTGCAGGATTTACTACTCGCAGACGTGCAATTGCATCCCTCAATCCTCAGATGACTATGTCTCAAGTTGATGAGTTGATTCATGAAATAGAAGAAGAGCATTCTGTTGACGTTGTAGAAAAAGCACCTGTTAACGACAACACTATTCAGAGGTTAAACAATGGCGACGAAATGGCAACAAGTGAAGATACCTCTTCCGACTCCAATAGCGGACCCGGATACCAGAGCTGAGCTTGGTGACCTTATAGTTGAGCGTATATTTGAGCGGACTGACAAAGGTAAAGATAAAGACGGAAGAAAGTTTGCTGGTTATTCAAAAGATTATATTGAATCTTTGGACTTCAAAAACGCTGGAAAGTCTAAAGGAAATATAAACCTTCAACTTTCTGGCGACATGCTAGCAGGTCTTAAGGTTTTAGCTTCGACAAGAAATTGGATTCAAGTAGGTTTTGAGCGTGGGTCAGAAGACAATGCTAAAGCTGATGGTAACATCAGAGGAACGTACGGTCAGAAGTCTCCGATACCGGGTAAAGCTAGGGATTTTCTAGGTATAACTGATAAAGAGTTGGAGAAAATAGTTAAGTATGTCACTCGCAAATAAACAGCTTGAAGACATTATTGGGAAACTTAAACGCACATTAAAAGAGGCGATTAGCAAGACGGCGATGCAAGAAGTCGGCAACTTCACGGCTAGTTTAATTGTCAAACGCACTCGCCTTGGTTACGGCGTGACTAACTTTACTGAAGGTAAAAAGCTTCTAGCTCCTTTGAAAGCGTCAACTGTTAAACGTCGCAGCATGTTTGCAGGCCTAGACGGTACAACGCGGCCAGGTAAGTCTAATCTTACAATGACCGGACAGATGCTTCGCAGCATGCGCGCACGAGTCGAAGGCACTGGTGCAGTAGTCATTGAGCCGACAGGTGAGAGATCTGGCAACGCTAAAAACAAACCGACGAATTATCAAGTAGCACAGTTTGCACACGACGGCGCACCTGGTCGCAGGCCTCGTATCTTCAACAGAATATCCAAAGCAGAATTTAACCAAGTCAAAAGATTCTATAGAAAAACGTTCGGAGACTTGCTAAGGTTGAGAAAACTGATAACCTAATTAGTAAGCAAAAGGTCATGGAGGACTGATGAGCGAGCAAGGCACTGCTCCGGTGGGGCAGCCTGAAATATCTCCGGTGGGGAATTCGGGCGAAGGTCAAGCTGATAAACTTCCCAGGCAAACTGTACTTTACGAGACGCACGAGAAACTTTTAAACGAACGCAAGAGAGATCTTGCACGTCTAAAAGAGCTTGAAGCTAAAGAGCGGGAACGAGAAGAAGCCGACGCAAGGAAGCGCGGCGACTACGAAAACCTGATCAAAGCTAGAGACGAGGCGTTAAAAGCTAAAGATGAAGAGCTAAATGGTATCAGGGATATGATCCATAGAGCTTCTAAGAAAAATGCAGTGATCGAAGCCTTGGGCGGAAACATCGATTCTAAATGGCTCAAACTTATAGACGTCTCAGACGTTGCTGTAAATCCTGAAACTGGCGAGGTAGACAACTTCACGGTTGCAAAAGTTGCCGAGTCTTTTACCTGCCAACGCTCCGTTAGGACTACAGGGCGGCGACGGTAAGATATCTAGGAGTGAATGGCTCAAACTTTCCCATAAGGATATGGTAAAGTGGAAGCCAAATCAAATCGTTGACTAACACACTAAAAAATCCATGGAGGGATTACAATGAGTGCATCGACCTTAACAGAAGTAACCAACCAAATTCAAAAGTACTGGGCACCAGTATTTACAAAACAATTGCGTGCAAGCTTATTGCTTGGCGGACTTGTTGACAAAAGCTACCAAGGCGACTTGAAAGCTCAAGGCGACACCGTTCGCGTTAGCCAAGTCAACGCCCCTACAGGCCAATTGTTGACCCTTGGAACTGACGCTGACAGCTTTTCAAGCGAAGCGATTTCGACTTCATACGTTGACATCCAAGCTAACAAAAGAGCTGTTGCATCGTTCAAATTCCATGACGTCGTATCTCTTCAATCTCAAATCGGTCAAGAAAACCCTGAAGTTATCGAGTCGATGAAGTACGCTATGGCTGCTCAAATCAATACTTACTTGTACAGCCTTGCTGTTGCTTCGACATCGTCTCCAGACCATGACGTAAGCGGCGTTTCAGACTTCAACGCTTCGCAACTTGCTAACTGCCGAGTATTGGCTGCACAAGCTAAATGGCGTATGGAACCAGGTTGGTACGCACTTCTTGACCCCCAATTCATGGGCGACGTCATGAACGCGGCAACTTTGACATCTTCAGATTACGGCGCTATGGACGCCCCTGTTATTGGC